CCCAACGCCCGCACTCTTCACCACTAGATCAGACATGTAGAACGCCGGGAACTGCCCGTCGAGCGTCTCCACCACAACCGAAACCTGCTTCACCGTCTCCCAGGATCGACCAGTCTCGCCGCCCGTCTTAGTGAAGCTCCCCCGCGAAATCGTGAAATGCATCCACGTCCCAGGCGAGGGAGTCTGCACCCCAACCTGACCAGCACTCTGGGGGCCGACACTCGCCACGATTCCCTTGACTTGCTCGGGAGTGTTGACCCTCGGCTTGTCCTTCGGGTCCACCGGGTCAAGGCTAGTAGACACCTTGGCAGAGTAGGCGTTTGACCCGTCCACCCGTGCGTCCCTGACGTACTGCTCCACCCCGTTCTTGACGTTGAACAAGAACTCGTAGTTCGTTAGCGTCGGGTTAGAGCCCGTGCCCACGTCGAACCGGATAGAGAACTTCTTCACGCTCGACGGGTCGTCAAACTTGACCGCAATGTCGAACACGTCCTGGTCCGACCCGGTGAAACTCCCCACGTCGTAGAGGTTCGTGTCCCCCGCGTAGGTCTTGGTAACGTACCCGTAATTGATGCCGTAGATCCGTCCCGGAATGAGCGAGGTGGCTTGGCTGGCGTTTCCGCCCTCGTCATTCACAAACGACCGGACAGCATCCTGAACCGTGGCGGGGATGCCAGCGGCAGTCGGACCCCAGCTAACGAGGGCCTCGCCGGTAGCGAACGAGATGATAGACGTACTCGCCGCCGTAACCCCGGAGAGCGTAGCCACCGCCGATGGCTTGGCGATCCCCCAGGAGAGGAAGTCCTTCCCATCAAACTTCTTTGCCGTCGTCCCTCGAGCGAAGAATATCTGCTGGTGATCGTCACCGAACGCGATATCGCCCGTCCCGGTAAACGTGACGTTGTAGTTCACCGGCTCAGGCACAGGAACAAGCCCTAAGGCGTAGTCGTTCCCTAGCGGTCCTTCCCACGGCGCCGTGTACGTGACCGGACCCACGTTCCCGGTCGAAGCATAGTCCTTCTCCCAGGAGCCCCCGGTGTAGTTGAAGGACATGTACGCGACAAAGCTAGCAGCCTCGGCTATCCGAACCTCCCAATGCGCGGTGTGGTTCGCGGCGTGCGGATCAACGTAGACCTGGTCGTCCGCCTGCATCATCCGGTACGTATAGCCGTCCGCTAGCTCGACTGTGTACAGGCTCCGAACGTCCTCCGTGCCGAGGGGGAAGCTGTACAGTTCCCGCGAGCCCCTACGCACCGAAAGCGCCCCGTCCTCGTCCGGCACCATGTTGTCGGCGCGGAGGAGCGTCCCCTCGGGCGCCGCGATGCTGTTGGCGTCAGGACGCCAGGCGAGCCCTCCCGGCTTGAAGAGGTTACTAACGGAACTCATGTACGCGCCTTGAAGACAAGGACGGACAGCGTGCCCTCGTCCAGGTTGATCGCACCAGCCGTGGGATTGAAAAGGATGACCTTGACGGTATCCGCCGCGCTAACGTGCCCAGAGATCATCATGTCGTTAGTCAGGATCGTGGATAGCGAGACGAGAACGAAGTCCCCCACAGCGGCGCCGGGGACCGTCACGTCCTCAGATTCATACCCTGCCGCCGCGATGCTCGCCGGGTTCCACGTCTCCGTCCAGGCCACCTGACCCACCGCGACGGAATGAATCCCGATCTGTGTTCCCGTGAGCACTCCCCCGCCTGGATTCGTCACAGTCACAGCGGCAGACGTGCCAACGTTGAGGTCTTCCTGAACCACCTTTTCGTAAAGTAGACTCATCGGCGCCTCACTCGTTGAAGGTCACGGTAACTGCCTGGGAATACACCGCCGTCGCCAATGTGGCGTCCGTAACGGTAAGCGTAACGGTGATGTCGTCCGGGTTCGTCCATGTGGACCGGTCCCAAACCTGAGTGGGTATCTCGTTGGTATCGTCTGGATTCCCGTCGTCAAAGTTCCAGGCGTAGGTAAACGGGGCGGTCCCCCCGACAATCGTAGGCGTGAACGTATAGTCGAAGCTCTCACCGACAACGCCCGCCTCGGTTTCAACCACAACCCACGTCACCGTGAACGCCCCCGGACTGACGGCGGACAGCGCCGGGAACACCAAAACGCTCACCGTCCCCGCCGCCACAGTCACGCTGGCAGTAGTCGGATTGTGGATAACTACCTTCGCCGTTCCCGCCGCCGAGACGTGCCCAGAAATCCGCAGTTCTGAGGTCAGCACCTTGCTGTGGGATGCCATCACGAAGTCGCCTACGGCTGCGTCAGGCACACTAACCGTGGTGGACGCCTTAGAGGTCGTGGCAATAGCTCCGGGCGTCCACGCAGCCGTATAGGCCTTCTGGCCCCTAGCGACCGAATGCAGTCCAACCTGGGTGGACCGGAGTTCCCCCCTACCTGGCGCCGTGACCCAGGTCGGATCGGTCCCGATGTTCAGATCCTCCTGAACGACGCGCTCAAATCGCTGGGCCATCTAGTAACCCCGCCTGATCTGGCGACCGTACTTCCACGGGAGGCGGGCTAGGGAGGGGGTCGTAGGCACCCTACCGGGCGAGCCAATCTTGCCGGACACCGCCCGCTTGTTCTCGCCCAGCCGCAGAACCATACGCCTAACCCCGGAGTTGAACCGCCCCATGAAGTGTTCCGACAGCTTCAAGTCCTGCCCCGGCCCGTCCCGCTCGAGCGCCTTGGCCTGCGCGAAGAACTCCGCGTACCGCATGAACCGCTCCGGGATCTCAAACCCGTTCTCATCCGGGTCTTTCCCAAGCCGCCAGTATTCGACGCGGGTGTTCGCGGTGTCGGAGTAGAGCCTCCGAGGGATGCCGTACTGCGCTCCCATCGGGAAGTGTTCCGGGATCTCCCTCAGAACGCCCCACGTCCCCACGGGAGCCCACGTACCGAACTCCGTAGAACTCGCGCTCCGCAGCAGTCCAAACGGTTTCCCGCCTGCCTTGAAGTCAGGGCGCGTGAGGGCGTAATGCAGGTCAAACGCGGCATCGCTCAACGCCGCGTTCCACAGCCCAACCTCATCCATGTACGACGTGGAGTAGGCTCCCGGATATCCACCAAGCCATACCGCCCCGGCCCCGTAGTCCTCTGATACCGTCGGATGTGCCGCAGCCAGCGGAGTCGGCGCGGCGCTCCACGCGGCACGGTTAACGCTGATATACGTCAACATCGTAGCCGGATCGTACTTCGCTGAGACGTGGTGCCAGTTGTCGTGGGACGGCAGCACGCTGCCGGACGTGGTTATCTCCCCCGCGTCATTCGCCGCAACAAACGACACCACAAGCGGCGCGGAGTTCTGGGTATCAATCGTCAGGTAGGACGTGAAGAAGGCCCCATCAAAGAAGTACCGCGCAAACGTCGGGGAACCTGTCGGAGCGTAGACCCAAAAGGCAATCGAGATGCCGTATTGCCCGTCGATGTCCACCTGGCCCGCACGGTAAAGCGCCTGCGAGCTCGCAGCCGTAAACGTGGCCGCATCCCCGATCTTTCCGGCGACGGTTCCGGGGGTGTTCACAGCCGTTAGGTCTGCGTCTCCAACCGAATCGACGCGATCCCCACTTGCCTCGTCTAGCGCCCAATAAGCCCGGAGTGAGAGGTAAGGATCGGCAATCGTATTCTGTGTCGCATTCCCTGAACCGGCAGGGATGGTGCGGAACCCACCGATCCCGTCCCGGTCCATCGTGAACCGCCACGGCTCCCCCGTCGTCGTCTGGAAGTCTCTCGAGGTCTGCTCGAAGAAGCGCGTGTATTCCGGGTTCAGCCGGTGGAAATTATGGGTAGCCCGGTCCACCGTGACGTTATCCTCGGGCACCGGATGCAGCGCGGCGGCGAACACCGTCACCAGATATTCGGACTCCCACGGCTGCGTCGAGTTCGCCGGACCGGTAGCCGAAGCCAGAGCATAGTCCCGCTCCCAGTACCCTCCGCTAAACCCAATGAGCCCAACCGCGATCATCCCGGAGTCGAAGTACGTTCTCTCCCACCTCGCCACGTAGTTCCCGGCCTGTGGCACGTTCTCGGGATAGAAGAAATCGAGCAGGCACTTGGTCTGTCTACAGAAGGCGTTGTACCCGTCCTTCAGGTACAGCTCGATCTCGGCGCGGGTCCAGACTTGCTCTCCCGAGATGGTCGGATAGTCGTCCAGGCGCTTCAGGACGTTGTTGACGGAGGTGTAGAGGTTCACCGGCCCACCCCACCGGAAGCCAACGAGGCCAACAGCGCCTGAAGCGGCGCCCCGGTCTTCCCGGCCTGCGCCCCCTTCATCCCCGCCCCGAACGTCTTCGCGTCGTCGTCCAGGAGGTAGCGGATCTGGTTAAACAGCGTGGCCGGTCCTGACCCCCATTGCTGAGAGCCAAGGTAGTTGGACACGTAACGCTCAGCCTCGGGATTGACTTCGCCGCCCGGCAGGAACGGTTGCGGCTGTCCCGGAGTGGCGCCGGACGCCATGAGCTTGTACTTGTCGGTCGGGCTCGTTCCGTAGCGGACGCGGGAGCCAAGCTCGTTCATCAAGTCCAAGAGGTTCATCAAACCCTCCCGATGCTGCCCGTCCGCGCCGTGGTGACTCGGTGCGCCATGTGCTGCTCTAGCGCCTTCTCACGCTCCGAATACTTACCCCACCAGAACAACGCCTTCTCCGTTTCGCCCTCCCGCTGGTGCAGTTCATAGAGGGCATACTCCTCAATGGCAGGCACGAACTCGTCGGGAAGCTGCGCGGGTTCCTCGCCGTCCTCCTCGAGCGCGGGCGCAACCCCGGTGTAATACACCCGGATATTCTCGTCCAGATCGGCACTAGGACTAGGCCATAGACCAAGCCAGAACTGGCCTCGGATGAACCAAGATATCGGACTTCCACGCGTCTCCTCCCACTCCTCATAGCCGATGTCGCACAGATGAATAGGCGTAAGCCAACGGACTCCCGGCTCATGCCAGATAGCCGTCACCGAGAGCGGGATCTCGGGCGTGAGACCCCGGAGGTCGTAATAGGTCCGCTTCTCTTTGAGTAAGAGGGATGCCGACCTCTCGTAATACCGGGTGGCCTCGGAGAGTTCTGCCAGCCCTTCGTTGATTGCGGCGTTTACGTCAACGTCGCTCCACCGGGTTGAAGAACTCGCCTCAAACCTTGTCCTGACCCGCGAGCGAATCTCGCTCAGGGTCAGCATTACTTAATCTCGGTGACACCAGACCACGGGGCGCCGCTGTCCAGGATGAGCTCGTCCGGGATCGTCGCCGTCGTGTGAACGTCATTCCAGGTACGGGCAGACAGCCCAACCTCGGAGAGCGGCTCGAAGTACGTTCCGGAGTTATCGTCGTACTCCACGAGGTTGTAGGGCTGGCGCTCGTACTTCTCCTTCGGGCCGGGGAACATGCGCCGGATATAGACTTCCTGGATCTTCGCCTTTTCACGAGAGAATTCCGCCATGAGTCCTCCTACGCCCTCGCGGGCTTGTGCGCCTTGAGCAAAAACCAGAATCGGCCAGACTTGTATTCCAGTGCCGCTGCCTCGAAATCGCCTTTCCATACAGATCTGAAATCAGTCTTGGTCGTCTTGCCGATCTCACCAGCATAGGCAGTCCGGTCAAGGTAGGTCAGGCTCCCATGATTGATAACCCTGGTGTGCGACGGGTCGCCCCATGCCCACATCGTATTCCAGTCTGGAACCGACCCGGCAAGAAATCCAAGGGGCTTGAGAATGCGGTAAATCTCCCAGAAACAACCGAAGAACTCAGCCGCATTGCCCTGGTGCCCCAAGTGCTCGAGAACCTCGTAGCCGTGAACCTCGTCAAAGCTGCTGTCTTCGAACGGCCAGGGGAATTGGTTGAGATCCCACAGCACGTCCGGCTCGTGGCTCAGTTCGATATCGAGCGTCGTCAGGGTCGGCGGAATGTGCATGAGCGGAGTGGGAACCGTGAGCGCCGTACTGCTCCCGGCGCCGATGAGCAGGACTTCCCGATTCATGCGACACCATCCAGAACCGCAAGGGTCTTCTCCTGCTGCTCCTTCTTCTCGGCCCAATACTTATCGTAGGTCCGCTTGGTCGAGAACTTCGGCCCGATCATGTGCGAGCATAGCAGTCCCGTATCCGCGAACAACTGGAAGCCGCTCATCTTCGCCCTCATGCAGAACGAGAAATCCTCGCTCATCGCCTGCTCTGAGTCAGCGTCAATCTGCTTCCCAAAATGGTTTGCCGGGAACTGGTTGAACCAGCCATCCTTCTTAAAGTAAGCCTTGCCGGAAACCCTATCAGTCGGGAGTTCCGCAATTGCCCGAAGCATTTTGGTTGACGTGAAACAGCAGCCGAACCCGCACCCGTCCGCCGGGGCCAGGACGTTCTCGGGGAACTCTCTCCACCAAGAGAAGCCGTTACCAACCCACTTCGCAACGAGCGGATTCAAGTCCCCAAACTTCTGGAACACAATCCCCGTAACGAAGTCCTGCCCGTAACTCACCAGCCGCTTGATAGCGGTCGGCGGGAGCAGAACATCGTCGTCAACCCAGATGACCCCGTCGCAATCGGGGGCGTCCTCGAGCGCGGCCTTGACCGCACGGTTTCGAGCTCCGACCCATCCCTCCCGGATCGTAGACACGTCCCCAACCCACTCGGCCACTTGAGCAGCAGACATCATCGCTACGCGCAGGGCCTTATTGACCTCGGAGTCGAGAGGTCCGTAAGACGGATGGGCTAGAACGATCTTCACTTCTCGCCTTCCTCGGGCGCCCGAATCTCGTCAGGCGACAGCGGGCCGACACGCTTGAAGTTTACGCCACCAGGCAAGGGAGGCATCACGTCGGACGGCGGCGCCGGGGCAAGCAGTCCGAGAAGCTGATAGACGATCATCTTGAGAGACTTAGGCTTCAGCCACTCAGCCCCAACAGGATTAGTCGGACCGAACATGGCCGACCCGCACGCGCACACGTCCTTACCCGTCTTGAACGCTCGTAAGACCTCGAGTTTCGTGATGAGCCCGTTACATCTACGGCAACGGTTGAAGTGATAGATCCCGTCCGTTTCTTTCATTCCTAGACCCTCGTACATCCCTTGCATAGTTCGTACTTGGAGGCCCGCTCCTCAAAGTGGTCCTCCCGAAACGTCACGTACTTCTCGGAGTTGTAGACTTCCTTGATCGTCTGCTTGGTCAGGTCACCTAGCGGGAATGTGTTCAGCGGGTCGTAACAGCACATCGTAACCTTGCCATCCCATAGGATGCTCAGCTGCTGCAACGCCCTTCCGCACGTCGAATCCGGGTCAATCTCCCGGCCTTCAACCAGCGGCACGCCTCCCGCCCAGTTACACATCCAGACAATCTGCCCGTGTCCCGGCATGAGATCAGGACGAAGCCTCATACCCCAGGTGAGGTAGAAGCGAACCTGATCTTCCATCGTGAAGTGTTTGTCGTCCCGAACTGCCTTGACTAGAACATCCACCTTGCCCTGATGGTTCTGAGTGGCATACCGGGCGTTGGCGACGACCTGGCCGAACTTACCCTTGAGGCCCATGATCTCTTCATGTTGCTTCGGACTGACAGCATTGAGAGACACGGTTAGCGAATCCATCCCGGCGTCCCGTAGAGCCTCAAACTTCTCAGGCGTCAACGCGACACCGTTGGTGTACACCTCGAATGGGGTCCAGTCCGGTCGCATCTTGCGGGCGTAAGCAACCCGCTCGACTAGGAACCTATCCAGAAGCGGCTCGCCCAGGGCCGAGAATGCGATGCTGTCTATCTCCGGGATACCTGCCGCGTCGTCGATGATCTTCTTATACAGATCCATTGACATGACGCCCTTTGGGAGCGTGTTCTCCGGCTTTGCGTACATGCAGAAATGGCAGCTTGCATTGCACGTGTTCACCGTTGCCATGTGAATCTGTATCAATCCGCCTCCGGTGTAGGGGAGGCCCGAAGGCCCCCCCTAGCAGGTTGAACTACAGCGCCCGGATGAAAACTTTGTGCGCGCTCGCGACGGGCGTCGTCATTGTAGTGTTCGTCTGCATGGCGATCATGAACCCAGTCTTACCGTCAGACGCATCCACACCAGCCGCCGCGTCGCAAGACAGGTCTGCGGACGCATTGACGGGGAGGAAAATGTTGCCCGCGACGAGCGCGGTAGTGACGTCAGGCTTAACCGAGGCCGAGGCGGTGTAGCCGTAGACCTGAGCCAGACCGTACGCACCGTTAGCGATCCCCGCCGAGGCGAGGCCCGCGAACGCCGACAGGGTGGCCGTGGCCGGGGTCGTGACGCGGATGCCGTCCGCGCTCGTACCGCAGTCCCAAACCATCGCCTGACCCGTGGTGAACGCCCCACCGGAAGCGTTGTACACAACGACGAACACCTTTTCGGCGTCCGTTCTGTTAACGCGCTGAAACAGCATGTGCGGCTCCTTTTCACTTACCCGGTCACTGCCGGAGTTGAGTTGCCGGGGCTGGCCTATCCAACCCCGGTTTGTTTGGAGTACGGCTTACGAGGCGGTCGTCGTGGTGATGCCCGCGAGGACGCCCTGCTTCCGGCGGTTGGTAACCCAATGCACCCCGTACCAGAGGACGAGCGCAGTCCGCGCGTCCTGGTTCTCGGGGTTCACGAAGTCGCCCACGCTGAAGTTGTGCTGCGAGTCCACCGTGAGGCCGAGGTAGTTGGTATTGAGCATGTACCAAGTCCCCGCGTCCGACCCGGTGGGAGTGGTGTCCGCGTTCTTCGCGTCGATCACGTTTTCGTCCCAGATGACCGGCTTACCCTTGAACTGAACGTTCTGGAACGGGATGTCGGCGTTGACGTACGACTGGTTCTGGTGCATCGAAGCCAGAGCCGACTCGTAGAGCTCGAACGTCGCCTGATCCGCGAGGTGGAGGTCCGGGGAACCAGCGGCGCCGCCCCCTCCCTTCGAGCAGAGGTTGTACATGTTGCGGAGCGCCTTGAGGAAGCCAGCGAAGCTAGACGAGGAGTCGTCCGCCGTCTGGTTCTTCCACCAAGTCTCGGTGCCAGCCGCGATGCTGCCGATGGTGCCGGTGCCGCCGTAGCTGACGAGCAGGGGAAGCGGGTCCACGAAATACGACCCGTTGACCGCCGAGGTCCGCGCCGTCGTGGTGGAGGTGCCGTCAATCGCCGCCTGACCCTGGATCATCCCCTTGGAGAAGAGATCCTCGAGGCCAAGCACAGCCTGCGTGGTCCGCTCCTTCAGGAGATCGAAGACCCGCTCAGAACCACGGTTCTTGAACTCCTCGAGCCCGGAGATGCTGACAGCCGCCGCAGCCTGCCGCCAGTCGAAAAAGGCGGAAGTGATTCCGTCCGTTGGGGTTACGTCGATCTGCCCAAACGACGAATAGGAATCTGCCGCTGCCAATTCATACATGAGAGAAACGCGGTACTTATCGCCACCGCTATTAGTTTTCTTCATGTTGCCGTTCTTCTTGTAAAAGAAGAGCAGCTTGTTGTTGCGGGTGATCTGGTCTTCGACCTTGTCCCGGACCTTATCCAGGACAGAGGCCACAATGCTCGTATACGAGCGGGTGGTACTCGTCGCGCCCATGAGTGTTTCTCCTGAGGCTTAGTGCCTCACCTTTAGGTTTAACGGCCTTCAGGTGGTCATCCTCAGGAGAGTCCCCACCTGCGCGGTTCCTCTCCCGTCCCCGGTCGCTTACTCCCTCGCGGGAGTGCTTCCAAAGGAACTATCGATTCAGTCCCAACTCCTGAAACGCAACATCCATTGCTTCGTTGAGGTTCATTTCCTTGGTGATGTTCGTGCGCTTCTCACGACCCGTTGAAGGCACTCCTCGGGCAGGTTCAGCAGACTGTGCTGCCTTGTTCATCCGCTCAAGAATGCGCTTCTCGATCCTTGCTTCCACGTCGTCGCCCGTACTTGCCTTGTACAGCGCCTGCATGTACTCAACACCTTCCTCGACTGACTCGATAGGCTTTGAGGGACGCATGCGCTGTCCAAGCTGGGCCATCTTGGCCTCGGTATCAGGGGTCAGTTCCCACCCTTTCTCTTTGGCGAGCGAGCGGAACTGAGTTACCTGGGCCTCGGCCTGTCTGCCTCGGGCATCCATGAACACGTAGTCAGCCGCCTTCTGCATCGGCTCGAGTGTTCCCTGGACGGCTGCTAGGGCGGTCTTTTCGATCAACGGTCGGAGCATCGCCCCCGCTTCGGGACCGACGACCTTGCTCCATTCGTCGGAGATGCCGTCGGCTACGGCTGCGGCCTGCTCCCTCTGCGGCTGATCCGTGGGCTTGATGTCCAGCCCAACGGCACGGGCGAGCGATTCGACCGCCTGTCGGCGTGTACCCTCATTGTTCAGGGCTTCCCACAGACGGGACTGCTCCGCGAATTGCTGCATCTTAGGGGTGTAGGAACTCATCAACCCCTTGTAGATACTGCGAAGGCGCGGGTCTTTCTTCAGTTCCGCGATCTGGTCCGGCGTCAACTTATCGAGGAGAACGTCTCCGGTGGGCTCGTCGTCCTGAGGGGCAGCCGGGGCGGGCTGTGCCGCCTCCTCTGCCTCAGGTTCAGGGCTTGCCGTGGGCTCAGCCGGGGCCGGTTCGCTGGCGGGCTCTGCCCTCACTTCCTCAAACGCCGTGTCCATCGCGGCACTCAAATCAGCCACAGTAATTCCTTTCCCATTCTCTCATGCATGTCTAGAACCAACTGCCCATCTGGGGCTTCTGCTTCTTTTGCCAGCCCGAAAGCATGTTCGTAAGCGCCCCCTGAGCAACCTGGGGCGGTCCCTGGAGCATCGTGGGGGTCTGAGTCACCGGCTTACCCATCCCGCCCTGGTAGGGCATCAACGCCCCCATGAGCGAACTAGTCCCCGCCGTCGGAGCCACGGCAGTCCTTAGGATTGCACCCGGATTAGCCTGGACGCCTCCCGTGTACCCTCCCGGAATGCCCGCCTGGGTCGCCATGAGGTCTTGCAGCGGGTTTCCTGGGCTCCGGGCGAGCCAGGGGTTGCCCGATGTCGCTGCGCTCGCCTGGGGGGCGGCGGGGGCCGCCTGAGCGCCACCGTAGCCCACCGGGGTACAGGGGTCGGTTTCGTTAGGCCCGGAAGGGCCGGTACCGGGAGGGCATTCCGTGGGCTTATCAAACCAGCCCTCCGCCCCCCTCATTGACCGGAACTGGGGCCTTCCCGCCGCCCTCGAAGCCGCCTCGTCATAGTTCTGCTGCGCCCAGCCCGACAGGGTGCCCTCGTTGAACCGGGCGAAGTCCTCCGACTGACCGACCCCGCCCGCACGGATGGCTCTCGGGTCGCCAGCCTTTGCTGCCGCCTGATACCAGTCCTCCACCCCGTTAGGGTTCCCGGCAATGGACGCCATCACCCGCTGTTGTTCCTCGGGGGACAGACCGGCAAGCATCTGCTGAGCCGCACTAGCCATGACGACCTCCACCGCAATGAAGCCTGGACCGACCGACCAACGTCCTCACAGCCTCGACCCCGCGCTTGAAGTAAGCCCCCCGGCAGTCCTCGCAGAAGTCATGCCCGCATTGGGGGCAGTGCTTGACCTCGGACGTGCTGCCACAGAGACAGCATTGCCAGCGTTCTGACTGCCACTCGGGCTCATCATCGATGCAGGTCAACATAGACTCTCCCGCGTAGCTTTCGGCTAACGTCGTGGTAGTCCAGGTGCGCCTTAGACATGATCGACCGCCGCTGAGCCCGCGACGTGATCTCTACCGGCTCAGGGCCAAGGTTGTGATCCGTGTAGGGCTCAAGCGGGGCGTCACCGAACGTCGCACTGCCCCGGCAGGGATCGCAGTCCCACCAAGGCGTCACGCCATGCTCGCACTTCATTGCATCAACCCCTCAGGAGGCCCCGGAATCATCTGCGGAGGCTGCGGTGCCGCCGGACCCGGCCCGCCCGGACCAGTCGGAGCCCCAGGCATCGGAGCCACCCCAGGAGGCCCCTGCGCCTGCATCTGAGCCATTTGCATCTCCATTTGCGCCTTCTGCATGAGCGCCTCGCGGATAGCCCCCTGATCCTTCGCGTTCTTGATCCCGTTCAGATCTAGAACCCGCTTCAGCAAGGGCTCAGACATAGCCAGGAGCGGCGCCACAGCGGGGTTAGAGATGAGATTCAAGGCCTGCATGAACTGGGCTTGCTTCTCCTGCTCAGACACCGGGCTCAGACTCTCCACGTCAACGCTCACGTCCCACCGCAGATCATCGTGCGCGTCCTGCAAGTTCTGCTGGACTATCTGCATGTGCTGCTGCGCGATCACCTGCGCATCCTGCATGAACATCGGGGAATACTGGTCGCTGTTAATCTGAATCCACTTCGGCAGCGTCATCTTGTCGATTGCGAGCAGGATCATCTCGCGGATGATCTGGCCTAGCCACGCGGCGACGAGCGTCCGGTCAAACGAGTCCTGGATCTGCTGCCGCTGGTTCATAATCGCGGCCTGTGTCGCCGTGTCGCTCGCGGCCTGCTGTCTCGCCTCCGCTCCCACCCCAGACAGTTCGTCAAACTCCTGCCGGGAGAGCGTCAGGGACTGCAAGGCAGAGTCACTCAGCGCGGGCTGTAGCACGGGGGAGATAACGTCCCCACCCGAGTTGTTCTGCCGCATGATCCAGGTGTTAGGCTCGTTGTCCTCGAACTTCTGAAGTTCCTCAGGCAGAACCCCGTTCTGATCCACGGTGTATCGAGGCACGCGGGTCTTCCGCTGAATCCGCAGGAACTCCCGCGAATCGTTGTACTCGTCCTGAACCCCAATGAGGTTGTAGATCGGCGGGATGGGCCGGAACCTGTCCGGCTCAACCTCAAACCGCAGGAAGAAGAGCGGCAACCTGTCATAAGCCTGCTTCATCAGCGGCTTGTCGTGGCCTTCCGCAAACACGTACCGGGTCCGCGTGCGCTGGTCCCAGACCTTGTAGATCCTAACGTCCTGCGCCGAGGTTTCGGTGTCCCCTTCCTTCTTCTCCTCGCCACCGCCACCCTTCAGGCTCGAGGTATTGCTGTAGGCAGGGGCTTTCTTCACGTCCTCGACGTGCTGGTATTCCCAATATCCAACCCAATCGTTCTCTTCAACGATGGTAGACTCAGGCGCCGAAACCAGAACTTGCCGGGGAGGAATGCGGCGGGTCCAGAACCACTCATCCTGGATGACCTTCTTATAAGGCTCGACTCCCTCCGTGTTCTCGTCTTCCTTCAGCGGGGGCGCCGCTTCCTTGAGAGCCGGATTGTCGATGAAGTCCGCGCTGTACCCCACCTCCACGCACCCAAACGCCCAATGCGCTTCCTTGAGCGCGAGGAGGGTCTGCTCCTTGAGCCCGCACCGAGGATCACGGATAAGCGCGTTCCCCGTGTCCTGGAGAAGCTGCGCCTTGTCGTCCACCGTCTCGCCCATCGTGTCCGACTTGGCAGGCGAGGCGATCACTCGAGCGAAGGGATAGTAGAAATACAGGCTGGGAATGCGAGTCCTGACTACCGGGAGGATGCGGTTGACCTGAGCCCGCCGCTCCCCGGAGTTATCCATCGGCTGCTCACGCTGGAAGCCAGCCCAATACTCCCGACAGGTGGCGACCATGTAGCGGTCTTCCCACTCCGTCTGGGCCTTCTCAGCGGCCCGGACGCGGGACATCCACAGCTTAACGGTCTTGTCAGGCTCGCCAGTAGCCATTAGTCAGCCTCTTTCGGTGGACGACCCGGCCCCCTCTTCGTCTCCAGCGCACCCACCCGGTCATACAGTTCCCGGATCGCCTGCTCCGTAATCGCCACCTGAAGCGGCGCCCTCGCGCTCTCCAGGTTCCCGCTCCGCTCAGCCAGTTCCCGTTGCTGCAAGTCGCGCCGCTTGATCTGCCACTCTCGGTAGTCCATTACTTACCTTTCCAGTCTGATAATTGCGTCATACAAGGCTCTCGATGCCGCTTCATGTTCTGCCGCAATCATACGAAGCCTGTTCAGCAGAATGGATCGCATCTCCTCCCCGGCCTGAACGTCGCTTACCGCAGTCGCAATCTCTTCCCCCAACGTCTTATCAATTTCCATTCAGTACCAACCTTCCTTGACCTTCATACCCCTACGTCTCTCGTTCTTACGCTTCATCGCGTTACTGTAGCCCTGCCAGGTCAGTATTCCCGGCTTCTGGCTACCCTGATCCCGCGCAACGGACGGCCTAGACACCACGAAATACTTGAGCGCGTCGTAAGCGTGGTCAGGCACGGTGTCGTCACGGTCATCACTATACACGTCGCGTCCACCGGCCTCCTCGATCTTGACCCGCTTCTGGCTCTTGAGCTCCAGAATCGCCCGGTCACAGCCGTTTGGATACTCACTCGTCTTCCGAACGAAGAAAAGGCGCGGTGAACCCTTCTCCCGCGTCACCGGATGCGTGTGATTCGGGTCAACGCGGAGGTATTCCTTGATTCTCGACCTCGAGGGCATCTCCGCGTTGTCCGCAGGAGCCCAATACAGCGCCGTATTGTGCGGCATCACCTTGGAATCGCTGTACTCGTCCGCGATCGACCACTTTCCGCCGTACTTTTGGGCTGTTTTGTGGAAAATCGACGGGTCAGCGAGGCTCGAGCGGTAGACTTCCTTCCCTGACAGCGTGGCAATCGCCCGTCGGTGATCGCTGATGAGCCTGTCCGGGACGTAATACTCACGAAACACTATGACGTTTCCGTCCCCATCCGTTCCGTGCCACAAACAAGCCGTCGGAGCGGAATCCCCGTGGTCTAGTGACCTGTGAAGGAGCATCCCGCTAAGGATCTTAGCCAGCAGTTCCTCGGTGGGCTCCAAGTAACTGAGCGGGTCAACCTGGAAGATCCTACCTTCGGGATTTCCCCACTCTCCGCGCACAAAGCGCCGCTGAAACTCGTCGTCCTTGCCGAGCAGAGCGTCAAGGTTAGCCTGGGGCAGGAACTTGTTAGACCGTGAGTCAGCAACGATGCACTCATAGCCCTTGGCCCTCCAGGTCTCTCGCTGTGGACTCTCCTCCGCAAACCGCTCGTACAGCCAATGGAGCTCGTCCGTAGGGTTGGCCGTGGCAAATAGGTAGCGCGGAGGCAGTTTCGGTAGCTGCGTCCACCGGCCCACGCGGGCGTCGATGGTGTCCCACGTCTTTTCGCTGATCTCTTCCGCCTGGTCTACGAACGCCCCATTGATCTCCAGCCCTTGAAGAACGCCCATGCTCCCCGGAGTGTCGAGGCCGAGGAAGTGGACCCGCGAGCCGTTCATAAACTCCCGCGTCCCGTCCTGGTCGTTCCTCGAGCGAAGCACTTCGGGCGGGGTCATCTGGTCAAACGTGACCATCGTCGTCGCCTTGATGTGCCTGTGCACCCTGCGGATGATCGCCCACCGGCTCTCCGGGTACTTCGACATCAGTCGATGCAGCTTGACGCACGCTCCGTATGTCTTCGCGGAGCCGTAGCCACCCAGCATCAGAGTCGGATGGGGGCCAGACAAGGCGAACTCCCTTTGCTGGGGACTTGCCCACTCAACTCTCCGCAACGTCGTCTCCCGGTGGGAGCGTCGTCATCCACTCGACGTTGGCGTTGACTTCAAGCTGCTGCTTGGGCTTGCCTATCACCATCTCGAGCGCACGAAAGAAGCCCGTGATGTCGCCCGACATGATCCGTTCCTTGACGATCATCTGGATGTCCGGGTCGTCACACAGTTCCGCGAGGAACTCTTTGACGGCACGGGTGGGCTTGTTCAGACAGCCCTTCGGACGGCCTGCGTTACCCTTCTGGAATCCCTTCATTCCCTTCGGCAAGGTCTTACTTCTTGCCTTTCTTCGACCCGCTACGCTTCGACCCCTTGGACTTGCAAGGCATGGCTACCTCCCTCAGTAGTAAAGGCGAACGGTCGCAGTCTCAGCGGCAGCACAAACGATGCTGATACCGATGAGGTTGAAGTCCTTCGTGAAGGCGAAGGTTTCACCGGATTTGATCTGGGCGCTCGAGGTCGTCGCGGCGGCAACCGTCTCGCCCTCCCAGAACACACGGACGTAAATCTCGTTGGTGCCATCGTTGACAACGACGAGATTCGTAGAGGCCACGGTAACAGTCTGGGCCGTGCTATTGGCGCTGACCGTGGTATAGCCCAACTCCGCGCTAGAACTCCCGGCCAGGGCCACAAGAACTGCAAGAAGGATCAGACGCCTCATCGCCACACCTCTTTTGTTGGAGAGCCACCAAGCCCTACGCCTACACCCCCGATGACGTTTGGATTGACTATCACTGGTGCTACATACTGGTTTTCAAGCGCCCCCATGTCTGGAGCGCCTACGAGCAGATTCCCGGCATAGTCTGTCGTCAGCCCCACGCTCACGCCCGCGTTGATCGCTGGGCTTGTGTTCTGGAGGCGGAAATCCCTGGTCTGGGGGCTCATCATCAACGGGTCTGAATTTAGGTCCGTACCCACTCCCGTGAGCGCGTTCCATGTGGCGAGAGTGGCACCCCCGCCCGCGTTCCAGAAATACCAGTTGGCGGCACTCGCGTACCAGACGTTATTTGTGATGTCCAGCGTGTTATCTATGGTTTCCGAATCAACATAGATAGCGTAGGTGTCGGCCATTGTGGCTTGGGCGATGTTGTTCTTGATCGTGGCCGTTTGGAGATCGCTCACCGAGCCGTCGAGCCGGATCTCAGCCTTCCCGGTTAGCTGCCCGCTTGAGTTCTGGCAGTTCCCATATGAGGTGTTGTTGTAGAGGATTAGGCCGGGGGCGTCGTAACCGTAGAAGCCTGGACCATCGTTGGCGTATGAGACATTGTAGTAGACCTGCGCGTTATCGCACCATTGGTCTACACCAATCCCCGCTCCGTCATTACCGTTCCCGGTCTGGTCACGGACGACGTTGTAACGGATGATCGCGTTGTCACACACGCCCTCAGCGAGATTGAGGGTGTATGGATGAATCCCAAGGTATTCGTTCGCGCCACCGTTGTCGTATACGAGGTTGTACTCGACAGTCCAATAGTTCGCTCGGATGTGGATTCCGTCTCCCCCGTTGGAATAGACGGTATTGCCACGGATGATGGTACGGGAGGCGTCATTGGTAGACCCGGTGTGGATATAGGAGCCAATCCCGTTAGATCCGTTGTTGTGAACGGAGTTACTAAGGATCTGGTTATAGCCTCCGGCGTTGTACTGGAGGTTGACCCCCTTACCAGGCCCTCCGGATACTTCATTGTTCTGGAAGATGAGGTGATCTGCGCCACCCTCTATCCAAACAACACCCTGCCCTCCGTTCGATCCACGCTTGAAGGACAGCCCATCAATGGTTAGGTAGTCCTTCCCGTTGATGTATAGGGCGTTCGCTGTGACAGCCACAGCGTCTATGATCGGAATCGCTCCAGAGTCATAGCTGGAAATTGTGATGACATTTCCAGCCGATCCACTCGATGGCGGGGTCAACATCTCCCCAGACCATGTACAGCCCCGCTTCAGCAGGACGCCATCCCCCGCCGAGAAGGACGCCCCGTTCACGTCCGCAATGGCGTCCCATGGGGTCGCTAGCGAGCCGTCCCCGCCAGCCCCGGCAGCGCAGTCCACGTAGTACGTCGTCGCCCCGGCCCAGGAGGGCAGGAGGCACAGGAGAGCTACTAGCAGGCGTCTCATCGGCGCTCCTTACACTTGACCTCTAGGTATGCGATCCGCGCCCTCAACTCGATCATCTCGTCGGACTGCTCGCCCAGAGCGTCCCCGGCCTGCTCGTAGACCTTCGCCTCACGCTTCCGCGCTGCGTCTGCCTGGACCCATGCTGTGCAGGCCATGAGAAGCGCCGGGACAGAGGCGAGGATGGCGGCGAGGAGCTTCTGGCGGTCGGTCATCAGTAGCCCAAGATTGATCGCCACTCTTCAGCCGTCCACCAGTAGCCGAGGCTGTTGGGGTGAACACCGTCAGGACAGCGGCTAGCACCATCGTCTTCTTGCTTCAAAAACACACGCTCATCCGGACCTACTTGAGCCCAAGACCGCGAGGCTAGAATGTCATCAATCCATCCCGCATATGTATCGCAGTTTGCATCCAACCCTTGCCGCCACACTCGCATAACGAACACGCGAGCTTGCGGCCACTTCGCGTGTAAAGCATCCAGGATGTAGCCAAACTGGGTTTTCCACGTCGCCTCAACGGGCAGCGATACCACATCTCCCGCCCCGAGGTTGACTAAAATGTCGGTATAGCCTTCGGTGCCGTCATAGGCCGCGAGTTCTGTATCAATGTCTGGATACCACGTTGCCGTTGAGTAGCCACCATGCGCGAGATAGTCTGTCGTGACCGGGTGTGATCCGAATTCGGTAATCTGCTCCAGAAAAAGCTGGTAGCGGTTGTGCTCTGTCTTGCTGTCACCGAATGTCAGCAACGGAATCCTAGCGGACGGCTGACGCCAATTGCTGTTTCCGGCACCGTGCCAGAACTGAAGAAGGACGACGAGTAATCCAAGGAGGCGCACTCGCGTCCCCCTACTTGCTGCTGAACACAGTAAGAGTCTTTAGCGTGACCTCGCCCGCAGAGACAGTTGAACTGCCAGTAACGACCCATGTGATCGCCGCTGTGAAGTCGAGGCCCGTTAGCGCGGTCTGTTGTCCAGCCGTGATGTTGACCCCGCCATAAACGTCCGGATTGAGCATGATTGCCTCTGTGTCCGAGGTCCGCATCACCATCACTTGTAGCGTCATGTAGGCCGCGCTCGTTGTAGTCGCTACGCCCCCGAAGGATGTACCGGGGAGGGCGGTCTTGATATACATGGCTTTGACGTTGGTGTTTGCAGCGGTCGAAGAGTGGGCCGTGATGATCACACTGTCGCCCACGCTAGCAAACGTATTAGCCGGGAGTACGATGCTGTAAAGAATCTCTTCGTTAGTAGTCCCCGTAGCAATCCCTGGGGCAGCCTTTACGATGTAAGTAACTGCACCGCCTCCGCTTGATGGCGGATAGTACCGAATCCCCTGCGCCCACCCGTCAGAGCAGAGCAGCAGCAGCGCCGCGACCGTCAGCAGAACCTTACGCACCGTCCACCTCCCCGCGCAGCCCGCGCAGTTCCCGCAAAATGTTCTCGTGCGACTCCAGCAGGGCGCCGCGAAAATCGAGCGCCTCCGTGTGCAACCGGGCTAGCGCCTCTTCCATCCGCGTAAACCGGGCGTCAATCACACCCAGAGTGTCGGCTGCAGACTGGGCCACGCTACAGTCAACCCCATTGGGACAGAGCTTGACCTTGTTTCTCCCGTTCGTCGGATCGCTCAGCGTTGGCGTTCTCATTCTTCGGGCTCCTCGTCCATGAACATGGGAGGCTGGCCCGCTGCCATTGCTTCACGCTTGGCTTTGACCATGCTGAACCGCTGAGACTCACGCAATGCCTTCATGCGCTCATCTAGCCTCACATGGTCTTTGTCGATCCGCGTGATCTCCTGGCCGTAGTAGTCAAGCCTCTTGTGCAGCGCGTCTATCTTGCGGTTGCCCTCGTCCTGGCCGCTCTGCAACCTGATCTGCCC